CCCGTTTCCACCTAAGCCAGCGCCAGCACCACCGCCGCCGCCAGCAAGGGAGCCTCCAACGCCGCCGCCACCGCCGCCACAGATGTATGAACCAGAAGAGTTAGTTATAGAAACACCACTAACACTGGATGCAATTTCAATAGCTGGGCCTCCTGAAGAATGATTAGAGTTACCTCTATCAGAACCTCTCCCACCTGCACCCAGAATGACACCGTTATTGGTTACAATACAATTAGCTACAGAAATTTTCAGTGCGGGTTCAGTCCTGTCATCACTGTATAGATAGGCACCACTGTTTATTGTAACAGAAGTACCAAACAAACCAGCGTCTGCTGAAGTCACTTCAAGTGGACCTTCGACATCACCTGACACGACAGGACCACCTGTAGCAAATACATCAGATGATCCACCACGTTTTATGACAAGACCAGTAGACAGGTTCTGTACAGAAACCCTGCGTTTTAGGGTTAAGGCCCCAGAAGAGGCAGTAGCGTAATCGGAACCTAAAGTAGCTGCAATACCTGCTGCATTGTTAGTTCCACCATCATAACTAGCCGAATTTCCAAGATTGAGAGTAGCCATTTTGTATTCTTTCTAGCAAATCTAGTAAGTAGTGTTTAGTACCACTCTGGTCTGTTATGTACTCTTTATTGTCATGATTAACAAATTTCACACCATCTATAACCAAAAGACCATCTATGATATCTATACCCTCTATGTACTGGGCAAGTTCTTGTGGGGTTATAATTACGTTACCCCACTCTAAACCTTTATCCGAAGAAAGTTGAATATCAAACATTATACAATAGACCAAACTTCTCCGTCACCGATGGTGACTGTTACACCAGAGCTAATGGTAATTGGACCAGCAGACATTGCATTTTTGTTATTTGTAATAGTGTAGTTACTTGATACTGTCTGACCGTTTTCCCAGAAAATATCATTTATTGCAGCAGCAGAAATACCTGATACAGAGCCATTAAAAGTAGCACTTCCGTTTACAACTAAGTTGTTTTGTACGGTACTGTTAGTATTGTTTACCTCAAATCGTTCTGTGCCACCTGTAACAACACGCCACTGGTTTGCTGAATGGAACTGTGTGTAAGTGTCGGTGTCACCAATGTGAATGATCTGGTCGCCCAAATACAAATCACTGCTGATATAACCACTACCAGAAACCTGTAGGTCATAAGATGTACCACCAGTGTCACTAACGCCATATCCGACCTTCAAGGTATCAGCTACAGTTAGACGACCACGAGTAGATAACGACATAGCACCTTGTGATGCTGACATACCCTCGTCACGCCAAACGAAACCACGATCATCGTCGTTGTTCATCTGGAAAGTCATAGCGTAGTCGTTCAGGTCGCCGTGTGTCTGACCAGAGTACATGCCGATACCATAAGAGGAACTTGTACCCCACAAACGATATTTAGTGTAACTGTTACCTGAGTCTATATAATGATAAGAACCACCGTTTGGACCTGCTGGGCCTGTGGGGCCTGTAGGTCCTGTAGGGCCTGTGGGACCGTTAGGTCCTGTAGAGCCTGTTGGACCAGTAGCACCAGTCTGGCCTTTTTGTCCCTTTTGTCCTTTCTGACCAGTTGCACCAGTAGGACCTGTTGGACCTGTAGGACCAGTAGAACCTGTCTGTCCCTTTTGTCCCTTCTGACCAGTAGGACCTGTAGGACCAGTAGCACCTACTTCACCCTTCTGACCTTTAGCACCAGTAGGGCCAGTAGCACCTGTAGGACCAGTAGGACCTGTAGAACCAGTTTGACCTTTTTGTCCCTTTTGACCTTGAGGTCCTGTTGGACCAGTAGCACCAGTAGGGCCAGTAGCACCTGTAGGACCAGTAGAACCTGTAGCACCAGTTTGGCCCTTTTGTCCTTTAGCACCTGTGGGTCCAGTAGGACCTGTAGGACCGACAGGACCAGTAGCACCAGTAGGTCCTGTAGAACCTGTGTTACCTACTTCGCCTTTTTGACCTTTAGCACCTGTAGGGCCTGTAGGACCAGTTGGGCCTGTGGGGCCAGTAGGACCAGCAACACCTTGAGGTCCAGTAGAACCAGTTGGTCCAGTAGAGCCTGTAGCACCTACTTCACCCTTCTGACCTTTAGCACCTGTAGGGCCTGTAGGACCAGTAGGGCCTGTATCACCTTGTGCGCCAACCTCACCTTTTTGTCCCTTAGCACCAGTAGGACCTGTAGGTCCAGTATCACCAGTTAAACCAGTAGGGCCAGTAGCACCTGTAGGACCAGTTGCTCCTAACTCACCCTTTTGACCTTTAGTTCCTTGTGGACCTGTAGGACCAGTCGGACCAGTAGCACCTTGAGGTCCAGTAGGTCCTGTTGGACCAGTAGGACCAGTGGGACCGACCAAAGCAGAGTTAGTGACTGTAGCTTTCTTCCACGCACCAGCAGAGGTATCATAGATAGGCAGAATGTCATCACTTGCTGTAGATGTGATAGTTCCTAAGCCTGTAAGTGCAGAACCAATATTGTCAGCAGTAACGTCAGCACCAGTCTCAATACCATCTAGTTTAGTACCATCGCTGGCGACATTACGACCATCGACTGTGCCTACGTTTGAAGTAATGTTACGGCTATCATCAATAACCTCAACACCATTAATCTTGACTGCCATCTTCGTGTTCCCACTATTAGCTTATTATTATCATTAGAATGTAGCGTCAGTTTCTACGTCATTGGCTACCTTCATGGTGCCAGAGGTGTCCATGCTGAACTTTGTTGTACCTTGGTATTGGAAGATTAGGTTACCGCCTGACTCTGTGATAGTCCAGTCACCCAAGTCTATTGTACCTACACCAAGAGTGTTTGTTACCGACAAACCTGTGGTTGTTGTCTCTGCCTTTTTCGAGTTGTCGTGAAATAACTCTACAGAGCCGTTACCATTGATAGTAACACCTTCTTCACCATTTACACCCCTCAAGTATAAATCAGTACCACCTGTGATGTAAGTAGAACTACCTGTAAGTCCATATATGTGGTTTATACTACCACCAGCATGATAGATTTCTAAATCGTTAGAATCTCCAAACTGTGCCTTTTGGTTATCAGCAGCATCTAAAGTACTTGCTGTATCGGCTGTACCTGTCAGGTTACCTGTAACATTACCAGTTACGTTACCAGAAAGATTACCCTCAAATGTACCTGCCTTTAACGTACCATATACAGCGGAAGCATGACCTACGTTAATAGTACCTTCTGGTTCTGGGTCGTACTCAGATAGCAGTGTCCACTTGGCTGTAGAAGCGTCCCAGAAGAAACCTGTGTGAGTGTAACCTACACCAGAACCACCAGTATTGTAGTTAGTGAAAAGTCCTGTATCCACATTGGCTGGGCTTGCTGTACCCGACCAAACATCATTTAAAGTATGGTGGTTAGAATCAGCAAAGTTGATAGATATACCGTTATCTAAGGCGTTGTCACCTACAACAATGCTTACACCAGTTGCTTCTGTGGTAGCAAAGTTATCCTTAGACCAAGAGAATGTGTCTGGGTCTGATTGATCACCGTCAATCTTTACATAGTAAGTTGTAGTTGTGGTACCGTTATAGTGTCCAGTGAAGTAAGCATCGTCATTACCAGTACCTGTAAAGGTAGTCCCAGATTCTCCAATAGTGTCACCAGCATTTAGGTACTGGAAAGATGCACCAAGACTTACGTTATTAGATGACGCACTTGTCTGTGTACCTTGTACTGTTAGGTCACCACCAACGATTAAGTCACCACCAACGTGAGCATCAGTTCTAACTCTAAATGAGTTTACTGAGTGGTTCTGTTGGTTGATAAGAATGATACCATCAGTAGCATGAGATTTAATAACCCAACCAAGACACATAGGAAAGTTAGGGTATGTAGGGCTGTCATTACGTAAAGCACCATCAGATAGCCCAGCAAATACGTTTTGACCTGCTGTCAGACCTGATGTATCAATACCGTCTACAAGACCAGATACAATAACGTACCCATAAGAGTCATTAGCAATGTCGTGGGCTGTAAGACCTTGTACGTTGTACTTAGTCTCGCTTGTAGCATTAGCCAACCCAATAGTAGGGTGATCATTAGCATTACCCGACCAATATACAGGCTTACCTTTGTTGATAGTTGATCCAGAGTTATTGTAAACCCTTACGTGTTCCTCAATACCAATCTCATGCTCTACACCGTCAATGTCACTCTGGTAAGACAAACTTTTGTGGTTCGTATCGTAGTAGACCTGACCTTCTGCATGTGCAGGGTGAGCTATAGCATCAAATGTTATAAAACCAGAAAAGTGGTCACCTGTTGCAAATTTGTCGTTTTCATCGTTGTAAACTGCCTTAGATGCAGGTTGTGCGACAAAGATAAATTTCTCACCTGCCGACCAATCAACAGCACTATCACCATTAGAGGATGTAAGGATGGTAGTACGTGCTAGGGTTGTGCCAGAGGCAGCGTAAGTCCCTACCCCAACTTCCCATTCTGTTCCATCAGAACACACGTAGTAAGTTGTATTACCATCCCCAATTACTGAAAAGGCTTGGTACCCACTTTCGGCACCTGCCAATGTGTAAGTACCAGTACCAGTAGTTGTAGTGGTTTCTTTTACACGATCTTTAATTACAAGTGCCATAGTTCAACCTTATGATGGGTCAGGGATACCAATATCGAATGTTGCTAGTGTAAATGTGTTACCATTAGTAACAGACTGTGATGCTGTTAGAGCAGCAGTAGCAAGCAAACGAGAGTTTACTGTGTCAACAATAGCGTAGTGTGTAACTGTACCAGTACCAGTGATAGAGCCATCAGAGATAGCTGCCACTGCAACCTTACGACCACCACCAGTACGGTCAGCAGGTGCGCCGATGGAAAGTGATGTAGAGTTACCTAGTGTATATGTTGATGTTGCTTCTGTGTAATCTGCCGCTTCTTGCGAAGTTACGTGAATTGCATTTGCTTCTGTGTCTAGGACGGTTAGTCCGTTGTCGAACACACGATCATTTAAGAACGCCATTATTCTTCTTCCTGTTCTGTTTGTTCTTGTTCAACCCCAACGTCAGGGTCATAATTGAGTTCAGCAATATCCATAAGGTTTTGTATAACTTCTGGATGATCTGCCACGTTAATGTCTGCGCCGTTGAGGTTACGCAGGAATCCAGCAATCTCACGAAGATCATGCGGAGCGACATCACCTGCTTTAATAACAGGCATGAGGTCATAATTAAGACCGTTAAGTTCCCATAAGCGTTCGATCAACTGTTTATTGAGTACGTCCACAATAGCTTGAATGTAGGACTCCAAGGCTCGAAGGAACAGGTCTGTCTTTGACTTGGACAAGGCGTAGGAACCACCTTGGCTTCCAAGCATGAGGAACTCTGAAAGCACACTTCTGGCAATGTCATGCTGATAACGACGAACAATAGGGTCAATGTCTATGTTCCTCTTACCGTTACTTGCCATCAACTCAACATCAACTAATCTAATGTTGGTAGGACTTCCGTTACTATCGGGGTACGTGTCAGATGGTGTGATGATGTATCCTTGCTCGTTAAACTTAACGTCACGCAGAATCTGCTGCAAGTTGGCAAGGAAGGTCGCTTGGGCAGTGGTAGCATCAGCAGAGAGATACTCACTAGGAATACGAGCAACAGGTATACCCGCCAACTCACGTTCCACCGCAATAGCTTCAATAGCTTGTAGATTGTTAAGATACTGATAGCTAGTATAAGCGTTGCGAAGGATGCTACGCCCAGCAGGGTCACCATTAATTGTAGTAGTGCGGTAGTAAAGGCTTTTGCGACTAGGGATAAAATGTTTGTTAGTTCCAGCATAGCTACCTTCTTGGTAGACCCCCAATACTTCGCCTGTCTGCTTATCTACTTCAAACCTAGAGACTGTCCAAGGCGCACGAATAGCAATCTTGCGTACACCCATGCGTCCATCACTGAACTTAGACTTTTTCTTAGGGTTTGTTTCAGTTGGGCCAACACGCCGCTTATATACAACTTCAAACCAAGCAAAGCCATAAGATAGTGACGACAATGCCTCTGCAACGTGGTCATCAAGGCTGTGTTCCATATCATCAAGAACACTTTTGACGTAATCAGCTTCACGTTGTGCATCAGGTGTATCATTAGCTGGCTCCACTTTTAACTCGACATCACGCAACACTTGTTCTGTTGCATACATCACTGCGCCAATGGTGCTATCGTTGTCACGCATCTCACGAAACTTATTGATAGCTTTTTTACCACGTAATTCAGCTAGAAACTCGTCTGCACGGATTTGACCGTTATGTGTGTTATCGCCAGCGACACCCAGAACTTGGGTGGCTTCCGTAGGTGAGAGTTTCTTTACCATCTTATCTTAAACCTTTGGCATTGGAGTATGCTAGTATTAACTGTGGTTTTGCATATCCATTCAGTGAGAGGTCCGTTAAAGCCCATACCATAGCATCAAGACGGTCTGGTGAGCCTATGGACCCTAAAGGTTCCCACTGGACCATTTGATCTTCTAATTCGTTAAGTCCCTTGACATGCTTTACTTTACCTTGCTCGTATAAGGCTGACACAGGTTCTGCCCTAGCCATCTTACCACGACTAGCATGTACTAACTTAATAGGGACGTTTTCATCTTCGGTTTGCAGAGTATGACGGACCATATCACCACCTTGGTTGCGTTCAGCAACAATTCGGTCAGCCATATGTTCGTGATAAAGTTCGATAGCTTTAGATGCCCATTCCTTTGGGCTGTAGTTATCTGTGTGATCCTCAAGGACATAGGCAATACCATCTTGGTCTATGCCAGCAACAATAATACCAGTCATATCACTGTCTGTCTTGTTTGTAATAGCAGGGTCAACTGCCACGACAATACGTGATAGAGGTGGTATATCCTCTTTGTCTATCTCACACTTGAAGAGTAACTCACGGTTCCATAAGGCACCTGATGCCTCATCCAGAATCTCTGCATATAATTCTTGCCTACCAAGGCGTGTACCTTCGTAGGTCTTTCTGACTGCATCCAAGAACGTACCAGCTAAGTTTGCTGCGTTATCAAACGTAGAACCCTTAGAAATTGTAGTTTTGGGGTCAGATATAATATTTCGTAGTAATTTTGTAGTTTTTGGTGTAGTTGTGATAAAAACTTGTGGCTTTCGACCCAAACGTAGGCCAAACATCATCATATCCCAAGTTTCTTGGGCATTACGCCAAGCACACAACTCGTCCGTCCAAGCTGAGTAAGCCTGTGGACCACGTAGACGTTCTGGGTCCTCTGCTGAGAAAAATACGGCTTTAGCACCGTTTTCCCATGTCAGAGTATTGTTCGTGGGAGACCAAACAGGGAAACCAATATGTTTTCCACGGTAAGTCTTGTCTCCTGACCAGCAGACGTTGAGGAGACCGCTATCTCCTTCCACCATAACTCGCCTAACGTCACCTTTGGTGGGGGCGACACAATGAACAATTTTATCACCTTTTTTGATCCTATGTCTTACCCATTCAGCACCAGCCCTAGTCTTACCCCAACCACGACCAGCTAGGGCTAACCAAGCATTCCAGTCACCTTCTGGTTCTAGTTGCTCAGGTCTAGCCCAGAACTCCCAGTTATACCGTAGTTCTTCTGCTTGCTTCGGTCCTAGTTTACGTAGGATTTCTGCTACTTCTGCATCGGGTAATGCTCGTAGGTCATTAGCTGTTATCGGGAGAC